TCATTTGCTGGCGCGCGCTGTCGCGCTTGCCCTCGTTTGTTTCGTGTTGATCATGTTGTCAAGTTTATGTTTGTGGTTTGTTTGTTGTATGTCAACTTTTGTTTGTCGACGATTAGACCCAACTGTAAGGGCCGCCCGCTGTTTTGCCTCGCACAGCACCCTACTTCAAACCGTTGTTTTGCCTGACCGATGCTCGCGCACGGGTCATCGACCCACGCTTTCCGTGTGTTACCCGACACGATTGCACTCGTGCAGGTCATGCCCGTTATTTAGTTTTCTAATTTCCTGTTATCCCACCAAATGCGTTTGGCGATTTCGTTGGCCGCCCAACGCAAATATCGTTCTATGTCGCTTTCATCATCGGTCGGTTTGCTCATCGCTTTCAACAATTGTTGGCAACGCAACACGCCTTCTAACAATTCAATGTCGGTCATTTCTAAAACGGTTCCTCGGTTTGCGGTTGTTTAAATGTGTCGATCACCTTGCTTGCGTCGCGTTTCGTCATTTGGTGCAACGATGTTAGCGTCCGACCTAACGCCGCGCCGACAGCCTCTTTAATTTGATCGTCGGTCGTAAAACCTAACCCGCGCGCCAACGCCCTAATCATGCCCAATTGTTTGTTTGACGGCTCGTCGCGCGCAGGCTCGTCAGGAAACGGCACCTCAACATCAGCAATAGGCACAACCGGGGCGAGTTTTGTCGGCTGGCGTAATTGTGCGGCCTGTATTTCGTCGCGTGACGCCAACGATTTGTTTGCACCGATGCCCATGTAGGCCAATGCTCGACCGATTGCCGATGTGTAACCGACCTCTGATTCGCTTGTTTTTGTGTATGGTGTGCGCCCCGGATAAATTTCGCATGCTGACGCGATCACAGGCAACGGGTCTTTCAAATCGCGCCAAATTGTAACGGTACACCTTATGAAACAGGATTTGTCGGGCATTTCAATTACTTCGCGGGCCGTTTCTTGCACACGCAATTCGGGCCAGCGCTCAAACGCCATTTTTAGGCGTGTGGCGACATCTACATAGTTGTCCATGAAATTTTGTGTCATGCCGCCGCCTTTTTGTGTTCGATCAGTTCGCGCGTGGCCGGCAACAGGTCGATTGGCCATAGTTGATCCTCGGGCATGCCGAAACACGGATAGCGCCAATCCGAGCGCCAATTGTGTTTGCGGTTGTTGCAACGCGCCAATGTCGACCAGCCTTTTAATGTGCCTTGCATTTCGTTTTTGTCAAATGTGACCAAAATGTAAATGCCGGGTTTGTCGTCAGGGTGCGTTTTTAAAATTCCTTTGCTGTAGTAGGTCGTCCGCACCTCGTAGCCAAGTATGTCGTGCGCGTTTTTGTCGTAGCCCGTGTATTTGTAATCGTGTTCGAAATAATGTGCGACGCATTGTTCGCCCAACACGCCTTGCAAAGTGTGTTCAAATGTCAAATTGATTGGCTGGTCGTATTTCAATTTAAAATTGTTTGCCTCAGCGCATAGTTGAAATTGGTTTGTGATGTGAACGCATCGTTCAAAATCGGCGTCGTCAAGTTGAATGATGTTATTCCACATTTGCGGCCAACCGTTCCAAACGCTGAATTTCGCTGTATTGCTCGGCGGTTTTTGTGTCTAGTTTTCGTATTTCCTCGCGCATTGATTTGATCATGTCGCGTTGCACCCGCAATTCGACAATTGCCATGTCGATTACTGAACACAAATCGCCGTCATCAATCAGGTAGTTGTGTTTTTGTTTCTCGAGTTCCCTGATTACTTTTTTTGTGAACAAGTCGGCCGGGTCGACCAGCGGCACTTTGTTGTTCAATATTTCGTTCATCACGGTTTGCAACGCTTTTAGTTGCGCCCAATCACCCGGCGAAAAATCATGCACGAAATTACGGTCGTTGGTCATCTTTCCTCTTTCCCTTAGTTGTAAAAAACAGTAGCGCATAGGTGTACGCGGTCAAGATCGTCGCCAAAATCAGGTGTTTTATAGTGACCATGCCCGCCAGCCGTTCGAGTACCGGTAAATGTTTAGCGCGGCCCGCAAATTGGTTTCTAGGTCAAACAGGTCGTCGCATGTTTTTATCAGGGCGTATGCCTGCATGTATCCGTTGGGGAAATAGCGCGACGGTTTGCACCAAAAATAATTGATTTGCATTACCCCGGCTGACCCGCCGTTAGGGTCGCGCGGGTTGAACGCGTCGGGCTGGCATCGGCTTTCGCGTATGGCGACCGCCACGACCGTCGCCAATTCGTGTTCAGGCCAGCCGACATATCGGGCCATGTGAAACACCGCGCCACACGCGTCAGTTTGCGTTATAGGCGTAGTTTGGCGGGGTTGTGTGGTCGTAGTAGGGGGTTGCGGTGACGCGGGTTCTAGGCCCTGCCACACGGTCACGGGCGCTGGTCGGCGCTCGTCGACGGTCGGTGCAGGCGGTTTTTGTAACACCCAAACTGATGTCAGGCTGATCAACAGCGAAATAGCAATCTTGCCAAATATTGTCATAAGTACCTACTTTCCCGTAGGTGTCCAGCCTAAACAGGTTGCGTCGGCTGTGTTGGGGATACCCCGAAAACGGCTTGAAATGCCTGTTTTGCGGCCTGCGGGTCGTTCGCTAGTCGCGGGTCAACCTCGATGTGCCACCAGTCGCCGCTGTCAAATTTGCCGCCTATCCATGTGCCCCGGTCGCATTTCCACGACCTGTTCAACGCGTAGTCGATCACTAGTTGTATGCCCAAAATGTCGGCGTTGTCTAACAATTTGTTGATGTATGCCAGCGATATTTTGCGGCCGTCTTGCCTGCCGCGTTTTTGTTGCGCCTGCCACCGGTACGACACATCGACGGCAAGGCCGCGCGCATGATTGCTAACAATGCCGGGTTTGCCGCGCACATCACGGTTGACCCAAATGCCGTTGTTCCACAAACTGCCGTCACTATGTTTGCAACACAATTCGACCCATTTGGCCATGCCCGCTTTCGCGCTGGTTACGACCGGCTGTTTGGTGATCGTGTACGGGCGCGTCACTTTTTGTCTTTAGGTATAAACAAACACGCCAAATCGGGGTCGCCAATTTTTGTTGATATCCATGCAAGAACGCTTGAAATGATTGGCACGAGCAACGCAATTAGCGCCGGGTCAACATTGTTTGTCGTCGCAAAATATATAAACAAACCGATCAAACCGCCTTTTGTTGTTTGGTCGCCGATTTGTCGGTTTTTTTTGTTAATTTTTTTATTCATTTGAGGGTTCTACAGGCTCGGGTGTTGGCGGCGGCGTAAAATTTTGTGTTTCGTGACTGTATGTGTAGCCGATACCTGCGTAGGTTTTGTCGCTGCGATCTATCCAAGTTTGCACACATGGCGCGCCGACAAAATTTGTGTACCACTCGCCTGTTGGTATTCCCTCAATTGTCAAATCATCTACGCCTGTAATGACTTGCACGACGACATTGTTCGCGTCTAGTTCAGCCCAATATGTAGTCATTACGCCCAACTCACATTCCCGGTACCGGCCGTGATCGTTGCGACCGTCGATGTGCCGTCTGCCGCCGTTGAACCTGTTAACCCTGCACCGATCGTTATTGTAAAACTTGACGGATAACGCAAAATAATTACACCGCTACCGCCGCCCCCCCCGTTGCCGTTCGCACCGCCACCGCCACCACCTGTGTTCGGATCACCCGGTGTACCTGCCGATGTCGCGTTGTCGCCACCGGCACCGCCCCCGCCCGCACCGCCCGCACCGCCGCCCGGATTGCCTGACGCGTGACCGCAACCACCGCCGCCGCCGCCGCGTGTAACACTCGAGCCGGTTATCGTGCTTGCGACACCTGTTCCGCCGGCGGAACCGGCCGATGTGCCGGCTGTCGTACCACCAGCGCCACCACCACCGGCGCCGCCGCCACCACTACAGTTTGACCCTGCAAAACCTTCGTTGGTTGTGCCTGCCGCACCTGAATATGAACCGCCGTCTGACGACGCGCCACCACCCGACCCACCGCTATTCGGCGTCTGTGCGGCGTTCGCACCACCACCACCACCGCCGCCGACAGTCTGAACTATTGAACTGATGTTGCTCGCCGACCCGCTTGTGCCTCGAGCGTTGGTCGTAGCACCAGCACCACCAGCGCCAACCGTCACGGCATAATTTGTCGAAAGTACGGGCGCGATCGGCATTTGCGCGGCAACGCCACCACCTGAAGTACCGTAACTCGTGCGAAAACCGCCAGCACCGCCGCCGCCAGCGTTTTGCTTCCCGCCACCACCACCACCAGCAACAACAAGATAGTCGACTGTCAACTTTAGGGCACTAGAAAAAAAAATGAAACTTGACGCCGACAATGCAAGTAGCGTGCCGCCCCCATATTGCGCCAATGCTAAAGAACTGCTGGTCGAAACTGTCGTGCCTGCGCCTGCCGTGACCGTGCAAGTGCCTGCGCCTTTGTTAGCAATAAAAACTTGATCGCCTGCCGCAAACACGCTGTTAGGCACGGTGATCGTCGTCGCGGTCGCCTTGTTCATAATTACGCGCTCACCTAAATCGCCGATGACCAGCGTGTAACTATCGGTTTTGTCGTTGATGACCAGCGTTGAAATGTTGTTCATTTGCGCGGCCGTCAAAACTTGACCTGCGGTGAACGGAAACGGTGTAGTCATATCGCCTACCTTATCCTAAAACATTGTCGGAATCTATGATGCCAAATGTGGCGTCGTCCAAAATAAGTTCATAAACAATTGTTGTCGGCGCCGTAAAAAACATGACCGAATGACCGTTGCCGACCGTGATCGTATGCTCGACGCCCTCAACGCTCAATTCTTGGGCCAATGTAGTTGTGCCGACCCCGCTGGCAAAAGTTTTTTCAATGGTGATCGTTTGCCCTATGTCGACTATCGCCACCGCGTCGCGTTGCGCGGTTGTTAATTTGTTTAGGTTCGTGCCAACCGATGTGTACCGGGCCTCGGGTTCGAGTTCAAGCAAATAGGCGGCCAATGTGGCCGCGGCCGTGTCGTCAACTAACAGGCTGTCGGTAATGCTTGTTGTTTGAATAAAATATTTTGCTTGACTAGCGGCGTCGTCGGCGATTTGTTGAGTGCCGCCAACAATGGCGACCGCGGCCCGGTTAACGACCTGATCGGCTTCAAACGATATGCCGACCTGATCGTAAGGTGTTTCGGTGCCGTCATCGTAAAAATCGGCAACCGACGCGCTAAGCGTGTTGCCCACACGCGGCTGGAATGTTAAATCGCCGTCACGCGCCATAAACAAACGACCCTGCTCGGCAAGGTTTATGCGGTTGCAATATTCAAGCGCGTTGGTGCCTGCCGGTATCGTGAACGCCGCCGCGCCACCCAATGTTTGGGTGCCTGTTGTAATGTCGCGTTGCGCGGCAGGGAAATCGACCTCGGGCAGGTCAAGCACGGCCGACAAGCGGGCGCTCGACAGTTGTTCGGAAACATTGAATTCGTCTAAAAATGTTTGCGACAACAAATAAAAATCGTCGGCGCAATAAACCGTCACCGTGTCAATTCCGCCCAACGCAAAATTGTAGTCGTAGTTCACGATGTAGCCGTTGAACAAATATTCTTTGACATTGGCGCTCGAGTAGCGGGCAAACCTGACGCGTCGCATTGGCGCCAAACCGGGTTGCGCCTCGGCCGGGTCGTAGTACGGCGACAAAGTGTCAAACGGGTTAAATATGCCTGTCGTGTCAAGCATGTTGAACGACATCGTGCCGGCGCTGAATTGGTCGCCTTGATCGCGGCGCCCGCGTTTAATCGTCACCGTGTTGATGCCTGTCGTGACATCGGCAAAATTTGTCGTGCCGTCCAAAACATAGGTCGTGTTGTCCAAAACGCCTTGCGGTGTTTCGTCCAACAAAAACGCGTCCTGTATGAAACCTGTGTCTATTTCCAGCGTGTAGTTGCCGGCGCCGACTATCGCTGTGCCGGGCATTAGGCGACCTGTATTTGTGCCGGCCCTGCCGACCTGTTGTAAGCCCTAATTGCGTTGACAACCGATTGGCCGATTTCGGCGCTCGTCGCCAAACCGCCCGTCACATTGATCGTGATGTTGCCTAGCGCGCCGCCTCGATTTAGCGGCACGACCGCTTCGGGGCCGCGTTCACCAATCATCGCCAGCGTCGGCGCGGTCACTATGCCACCCTCGGCCAACATCGGTATTTTCGGCACCGCAAAACCTTTGCCGCCAAATCCCGGCACCCAATCAGGGAA